TTGGACTTTAGTGCCTTGCGAGCAGCGGTGATTTGGCTTTTGTCAACCAATCCACTACGCAGCAGGGTTGCGGTACGGTCTGTTTCAACGCCTTCACCAATCTTTTGTGTGGTGGCAGCAATGGTTTCGTCTGCTTCCTTTACGCCCTTGTCTTTGGTCAGGCTGGAGCGTAGTGCGGTGTACATGGCACGGTTGTTCACAATCTTGTCCACCACATCCACCATTAGTTCCTGCATGAGAGTGCGGTACGCAGGACTCTTGCTGTACTTCTCTGGGTCTTGGAACATGGTCATAGCCCGACGCACATTGTTTTGTGATACTAGACCAAGACGAAACAGGGTTTGAAGTTTTGATTTGATAGCAGAGTCCATGAGTGGAATTCCTTGTAAATGCGTTTTCAGTATTTAGGCTGTGAAATATTCCTGTCAGGTCATGCGGACGGGACCGTAAACCGTTCGTCCGTTGTTTATTCGGTAAATAGCGGTTTTGCCGTTACGGAGTGTTACATAGATTTCTTCCCCGTAACGGATGGCTGAAACTGCGTCGTTGCCGAATATTTGATACGGCTGGCTGCACCGACCAATATAAAAATATACCTTGCCGCCCTTTACTGCTACCCATGTGTTTTCGGCATTGTTTTGCGGAGTGCGTGGGCACGACGAGTCCTCTTCCAAAGACTTGTGGCTGGTCATTACAGGCTTGTTGCCCTTGCCGCTCTTGGACGCTTTGGCTTCTGCTCGTCGCTTTTGTGACACAGCAGCCTTGCGTTCCTTGGGTGACATCTCGCCCACAGTTTCAGGAGTCTTGCCCACCTTGTGCAACGGTCGGCACTTGGGGTACGCACCGCCTTCGCTGGCACTCTTGCGACCACACGGTGGATACTGCCCTGTCTTAGGGTCTTTCTTGCCACCAATGTTTACCCACTTCTGCTTGAACCAATCACCCAAGTCTTCGTCAATCTTGCACGGTGGGGTTGGAAACTGTGTGTTGTGCTTGGAGAATCCACCTGTCTGACCGGGTGTGGGTGGGCGACGCTTGTGCTTGTCGCTTTCAATAATATTGGCAGCAGCGGTATGGTACAGTTCAGTAAAGTCAAACTCTTCTTTCATGCCCTTACGCATTCCACGCTGTAGTTCATCAAACAGGCGAACAGTATCGTCACGACTCGCAGCAGACGGCATTCCTTGTGCAAACGATTTCTTGTCGTCTTGTTCGGCAGCGGCTCGCATCTTGCTGGCACTCATGCCCTGCACACCTGTTGCTTTGGGATCACGCTTGCCTGCCATCACGAAATCGTAACGCTTTAGTTTTAGTCGGCGTTTAGGATCAGAGTGCTTCATTAGTTTACGGATGTTTTTGTCATCGTAGTCTTCGCTGCGATCTTCGCCACCCACAAACACCACATGCTCGTACCCCATCTCTGCAAGCGTGTACAGCAGATCAAATGGGGTCTTTATCTTTTCAGAGTTTAAAAAATGTACTCCCGGGAATAGGCGTTTCAACCAAAAATATTTACGAGATGGCGACAACGGATTCTTTTTGGGATCGTGACTGCGACTAAACCCAATCGCGTGGTCTGCTCCCATTTTGTGTGCCGTGTCTACCACCTTGTTGAAAAGGAGTTGGTGTCCCGAAGTTGGTGGCTGAAAACGACCGAAAGCAACTACAATAGTTTTGCTTCGTCGTGTATCCTTTATAGATTTAGCCACTTTAGATCACCTCCCGTAATGCACTTGCGGTGCACCAACTCTTTACTGTTTCCACGATTTGGAAATCGTGAAGTTAGCCTTTGAAAACTCAATGCGGTCAACTAGTTTTACCGCATCGTTACTCAAACGATCTATTGCAACAAACCCTTCGGGAACTGTTGCCACATACTTGTCACCCTTCTGCACAAATGTTCCAAACTCTGTGGACAGGGTTCCCAACTTGCCTAGCACATACTTCTTGATCTGTGCTACACGATTATGTAGCGTGAACAGCCGATTGATTTGGTTGCGGTTGTTACGCACATAATCCAGTGTTGGGGTTGGTGTTTTGGCAGGAACTTTGGTTTTTCGTTCTTTACGCTTGGCATCCACTTTGGCAGACAGGAATGCTAGCAGTTCATTGGCATCGCCTAGTTCGCGTCCACTACGGATAATGCCGTTGAAGTACATCTTGATCTCGGCTACAACTGCGGTGTTTTTGGCTAGCCCGTTCATTACTGCTCGCAACCCAATACCCTCACGAATAATATCGTCTATTTGGGTATTGATGTGTGCAATGTCTTTGGTGGTAAACAAGCCGTCACCACGAGAGAATCGGTAGGTGGCGTTGTCGTACCATACTGTTTTGCTTTTGGCTAGTCCTTCAAGTGAAGGGTTGAACCGCACAACACGCAGATCAGCCATGCTGTCACCACCGTATTCGGTGTGGAACACAATACCAATCTTGGCTCCTCCGATTCGTGTGCCCAAGTGGGACTGCGGATCAACCGCGTACTTGATGGTGTTGGGTTGAAATGTAATGTACCGCTTGCCGTCAATGGTTTCAGTCTTGCGTGTCTCGCTGTCAAACAGCAGATCGCCTTGCAGAATGGTTTTGATGCGAAGCGTCTTGAAATACTTGAGTGCCAGTTTGAGTTTGGCGTTCAGCCCGTCAGCAGGATGGTTGGCATTAATGTCTGCATCGGTGTAGTTGATTTTAGGAGTTTTGTTGAACACACTCTTTGTGCCCACAAAAAACTTGCCGTTCTCGGGGTTGATGCCCATGATGACCGCAGGCGCACCGTCCCACTTGACTGAAATATCGTATGGCACGGTTTCGTTGCCGTGTAGAGACTGCACCACACCACGCAGGGAGTTCATTGCTTTTGAGAAGCCTGCAAAACCGCTGTTGAAGATTTCGTCTTCAAGATGCTCTAAATGTACATTCTTGCCCCCTGTGCTTTTTAGGGATTCGGCTAGAAAGGGAATAAAAGAATTCATGGGTTTCACCCCATTATTTAGACCGTAGAAACCTGTTCGGATTTCCATAGGGCAATAGCGTCCACAAGCGGTTCCACCCAATCGCGGGTGTGGGCTTCAAACACTTGGCACTCGCCTGTGCTGGCTACACCCATGATGATTGTAATATTGTCCACTCGCTGCCCTGTCAGGTCTTGCCACATGAGCGCGTATGCGGCTCCTTGAGTAAAATAATCACCAATTGCGTCTTCACTCTTGGGATTCTTGGAGGTCTTGAAGTCCACCACAGACAGGTTGCCGTTGTATTCTGCAATACAGTCGGTGCGTCCTGCTAATCCAATTTTCTTTGACCACAAGGGCACTTCAACCGCACGAATATTGTCAATACAGTCCAAATACGGCTGCATGGTGTGGAACATATCCAACTCTTCCGTGCCTGCGGCTTCTTTCAGAGTGGACTCAAACCTGTTTTGTAGATAGTCTTCAATAATGGCATGAACCCGTGTGCCACGAGCCAAAATACGGCGTGACTCATCGGGGTTGTCCCGTCGCCATTTGGCAAAAAACGCACGCTTGCTCCATCCCGTAACTGTGGTTACAGACGGAAACACGCCATCGGGTGTGGTGTATCGGCGACTACCGTTTTCTTCGGTTGCATTAATGTCGCCTGTAATGTCAACGAACGCATGACGAAAAGTTTTCATGGTTTATTCGTCGTCTGCGGGAGTCTCGTCAACCGCTTCCACTTCAGGTTCAGCCTTGGGCTGTTGGGGAAGTGGAGTTTGGTTGCGTTCCATCCACCGCTTGGTAGCAGCGAATTCAGGCTTGTTCTGTTGCTGTTGCATCCATAGCAGCATATCTTTCATGTTTGGCATAGTTTAAATCTCCTAATAGTATCTAGGCGTGTAATTTATGAAATATACAACAAAGTATCTAGTTTGAATACTTGAGTGCGGTTTCGTAGCCCTCTAGCAACTCTTCCGATATTCGTGCGTATTCCGCAGCACCACGAATAAACGATTCGGTCACTGCCTGTGTGAATGGATTGCTGCTGCCAAACAGGACGATTGC